GTTTTAAATACGCCCGCTAACAAATTAAATTCTTGTTTAAGCGCCACAAACAATCTTTTGTGGATCGCCGACATGACTCTGGAGCCTCGCTCTAACAGAGCAATGGTCGTACCAACAGCGGCCTGTTGGTTGCCGTCTCCGACCTGCATATCAGCGATGGCGGCAAATCTTTGTCCTGCTTGGACAACAATTCCCATCAAAGACAATAATGTCTGTGATGGTTCTTTGAAAGGTAAAGTCATAAAAGCGTCCTTGATGTTTCCACCAGGAGCGTCCACGTCTCTAAATTCGCCGGGCTGTATTGCTTGGGCCTCGTCTCTTACACGTATTCCACGTTGTTTAAAACCTGCAGGGAGATTGCTTAGTGTTCCTGCATCTAATAATTGACGAAGAGCAGTCGTTGCTGTTCTTGATAAACCGCCAATCATGTGAATTAATCCAAAACCATAAAAACCCATTCCAGGTAAAAATCTGAAATGAACAAAATATTGTATTTTATTTTTTAAAGGATCTTCTTGTTTATAGTTTCGTCTGATCGATAAAACTTGTCGTGAGCCTTCTTCAATCGTCACGATATAAGGAAGTTTAATTCCTGTAGGTTCTCCGTCTTTCATATCTTCGAACCCTTCAATATCTAAATTGACATGACATTCAAGAATTGTAAAAACGTCTTCGTCTCTTGTTTTTTTAATTCCTTCAAGTTGTCTTTCCTTTTTTTCAACTTCTGTTTCTTGGTCGTAACCAGGTTTAACTTCGATATCTCGATAGAAACCTGAAACTTGTTTTTTTCTAAGATCGTTCTCAGACATTTTAAGTGTATGAATAACCGCCTCCGCATCAGCTAATGAGGTAGCTGTATACGGGACAATTAAATCGTCAGCTTGTACAAATTTAGATACAGCTCGTCCTAAAAGTTCATCGTAATAAACTTTTTTGAAGGCCGAACCTGCTAACGGTAGATAAAAGAGCATTTGATCGAACTCGGGTTCGTACTCTTTCATAACGTCCATGAGTTGGTAATTCATGAAATTTTTAACACGAACAGACTGTTCTTCTTTTTGTCTGCTCGGTCTTCCTAAAACCTGAGTCCGTACTGGACCCATAGCTGGAAGTAATTCTTTATAAGCTTGCGCTTGGAATTGGGTGACCGCTTCAGCAAGCACGGGATGCGTTGCACCACTTGCTCCCTGAAACGGTTGGGTTGGATTCACATATTTAAATCCTAATAAATCTAAGCCTTTGGTATAGGTATCTTCCCACTCTTTACGAGAAGTTCTATACTGCATGTAATTTTCATTTAATTCTGAACCAAGCGGATCTATGACATCATCTGGAAGTAGTTCAGCTATATTCGCAAAATGATCTTGAGTAACTTGTTGTTCGGACATTGGATCGAAATTAACTTCCGCTCCACCTTCTTCGTCCATAATAACTTCAGCACCATCAGGAGTTACTTCTGATAGTTTATCTTCTTCCGTTACAACGAGTTCTTCTTTAGGTAATACAACTTCTTGATCTACGTTCGGTAGACCCTTGTCGATTCTATCGTCTCTTGCCATTAATTTTCTCCGAGGTTAGCACACTTTTAACTTGTTTGAAAGAAACATTCAAGCCCTGTGGACTAGGTCCTTTTACAGGTGGGATTTCCTTCCATTTCACATGCTTCATGTTTTTAGTTAATGTTTTATTTATCATATGTTCATAATCTGCGCTAGACCGCCCTTCTTTTTACCGATCATTCTATAAAAGTTAGCAATGAAAGTTTGCAACTGATCTTTTTTCGCTCTCTTTAAAACGTTCTTAGGCACCACGTACATAGACGCCGGCATTTTATGACCATGTATTTTGCTTACTGTCTGTCTCGCGAGTTTAGCTTCCTTCGGAGACAACATAATTTTTTGAACAAGGCCTGGTCGATATCCTCCGCCCCACTTTAAAATATCTTTCAGGTTTCCTGATAGAGGCAAGAATCGTGAACTGCCGGCAAAACCTCTGGCATACTCGGGGTTCTGTGTAAACCATCTTCCCATCGCCAGTTCTCTTAACCTCGGCTGTGAAAAGATGTCAGTCTTTTTATTTTCACTATACATCTTTGCCATTGTTGATTTGGGAAGAGATCTGAAGCCTGCAACGTCTCCCCGATAAACGGGAATGCCTTTAGGTTTTTTTAAAAGATCAAATATTTTTTTCCCAAGTCGAGGATTTCTCGTAATCATTCGACCGGCTAAACTTGCTATTCCTCTTCCAACTAATGGTATCATAATTAATCCTCGTCATTAATGGATCTATTTTTCCATTTATCATAGCCCCACATTCCTGCACTGACAGCCAGACCCGGCATCCCAAATCTTCTTGAGACCAGACTCAGGGTTCTAGGGCTAATTCCCATTCTTATTGCTTTAGCTAAAATACCTGTAGGCTTCATACCTTTAGTTGCCATTTCAGCCCCAGCCGAAGCGAACGCAGGTGCCATCCAATTAAATGGATCGGTTGCAATATCTCCCCACTCAGTCCCTCCTTTTCTTTGGGCTGTAATGTCCATGGGTAATGTTGCTGCTACTGCTAAAGGAGAAAAAGTTGCTCCTAAAGCTTTTCCTAAAACACCTTTAATTCCTAAAGCTGCTCTAACTGGACCCACTCCTTTTTCCATAGGCCCTATAAGTTTATCTGGACGAATTGCTCTTCGTTGTTTGTACAGTTCTCCGGCACCAGGAATCGCACCAGTAGCTGTTGCTGCTCCTAATGCTGGCAATTGCCATTTTAAAATTTCTTCATCAACTTTTGGAGTTTCTCCTTCAATTGTTGCAAGGAGCATTCCTTTCATCTGACTTTCGTCTGTTAAATAAGTTGTTGGGTCATCCGCTACAAATTGTTTTACTAACGGTTCTATACCTGCACCTACCGCAGCAAGTGCTGCAAGCGGCGCAGCTCTCGCGCCTCCTCTACCCAATAATTTTAAAAAGTTTACTGATGCATCTTTAACTCTTCCAGTAACAGTTTTTATTTTATTTATATGTTGAGTAGTTCTGACTGGATCAGCGTCAAATGCAGCTTCCATTTGTCTTGCACAACTACTTCCTGCAGCAAAACCAATTCTACCACCTTCCGCTCTAAAAATATTACAAACGCCGCCAGCATTAGTTTTAGCAGCCTCTACAAATCTCTTTTTATAAGGATCCGTATCAAAACCCAATTCTGTTAAGTTTTTAATTATTTTATTTATTTCTCCCTTTGGAACTCTACTTTGTGCTTCTCGTACACGTTTTGCATTTTCTAAGAAAAGAAATCTTTCACCAGCATCAGGTATGATTTGTTCCATGGTCTTACTTGTTTTTAATATTTTTTTTGGGGAAACCCCTTGTATAGTTTTTCCTTCAAACTGACCAAAAGGGTCTACTGATTTAGCTGCATCCAAGGCTAATGTGTATGATTTTCCTCCGGGTTCTATAACATTAAAACCTTTATATCCTCTTGTAGCACGAGCAACATCTTCTCCTCGCTCATTTATTTCAATAACTTGTTTTACCCACCCTTTTGGTTTATTTTTTAAAAGTTTAGCTCTTTTTTCATAAAGGCTTGTAAAATAGGGATCTACATTTTTTAATATTTCTGCGTTTATTTTTTGAGGTGAATACCCAATATTTTCAAATCTAACAACTTGAGTAGCTAAATCATCCATGTGAGATAACTGAGATGCTTTAGTTCCTTTCATAGCTCTTTCAAAAGCAGGTACACTAAATTTTTTTATTTTAGCTTTTCGAGCCTTACTAGCTTTTTTTGCAGATTCTTCTGGGTTATAACCTTGTTCTATTCTTACCTCTTCTATTAAGGCAGCAGGAACTTCTTTTATTTTCTTTTCAGTTAATAATTTTGAAACTAATCTACTTACTCTCGATAGCGCTGTCGTTGGAGCTAAAGTAGGATAAAGTTTTTTGGCCATTGTTTCGCCTTTTAACTTTCCATAATTATCTTTTATATATTTTAACGACTTAGCATCTTTTAAATAAGAATCATGTGGAGAGAGGTCTGAATAAGTAGTGTTATTTTGTGCCAATAAAGTTCTAATATTACCTACGTTTTTTAATTTATAAGTCGTAGCAATATCCTCTAAGGTTGCTCCTGCCATAATTCTTTTTTTAATTTTAGGAAAATCAGCTTTAGGAAGTTTTGTTTGGGCTTCAAACTTTGCGCTAACAGCCTTATTTCTAAAAGCTTCTGCTTGAGCTTCTGTTGCAAAATATTCTATGGGTTTATTTGGTCTTTGGTATCTCCAAGGTTTTTTAGGATCAGCCGGGTTTGTAAGTTTTTTTATAGAAGGGTCGACTACTCCTTTTTCCTTTGCAAATTTTCTAAAAGCTTCTTCTACTTTGGGTAATGCGTTTTCTGCGTCCTTTAATCCTTGTGGGGTAAAAGGAAAAGATACTTTTCTACTAAATCCTGCTCTTGAATATTTAAGTAAATATTTAGTATAGCCACTTGGATATACAGCTTTATAAACATAGGGTATTCCCGTACGAATAAGATTAGGTTGAGTAGGCATTATATCTCCAGTATCCTTGCAAGACCACCTTTAGCTTTGTTCATTTCTTCCC